TCAAACAAAAATTTGGAACATTATATGGCTATGACATCCACTTTTCCATTGGTTCTGGGAAAACTTCCATAGGCCTTACACAATGGTTAGCGCGCATCCGGAATGCCGACAATACGAACGCCATACACATAATGGTAGCTGGAGATGATTTTATATGTTTACAGTATAAAGACGGAGTTCTCAAAGTGATAGAGAGTGACTTCGTGAAATTTGACAGGACTCAGGGAGTACATGCTCTCGAGGCGGAATTCGCCGTTCTTAGGATTTTAGGATTCTCCAAAACACAAGTAGACATGCTTCGTAAAAGCATGCAAACTACCGCAACCTATAAGAATAGGAAGTTGGGCATTAAAATGCCCTGCCCCATGCCCCTCCAACGAGCAACAGGAGGGCCTGACACTACGTTAGGAAATGGTCTCACGAATCTCATCGCCGCAATTGATTGCATAGATGAGGAAGGTATGGATATGACTAAAGTCACCCGACTAGGTTTCCTACCTAAATTGAAGATCTTTTCTGATATGGAGTCAGCGACTTTTTTGAAAGGTTGGTGGGTCAAAGGCGTTTGGATGCCACTTCCGTCTCAGGTGTTGAAGATGGGTAAGATATTAACCGACCCGATGTTGATATTTCCTAAACTTTCACAAGCTGAGGCCTGGGTGAAGGTGGCGAAATGCTTGGCATACGGCTATCAATATGTGGATGTAGAGTACCCGATCTTGGGTGCCTTAATCAAACGATACTTGTCCTTTGGAGGGCGAGCAGAACACGAAGAGTTCGAACACTTTCAGAAAAGAAGCGCGTGGTTCGAAACTCACAAAGTGAAAGTGGAAGATATGAAAATCGACCGCGAAGAAGCTTTACGGATGATCTGCGAACGGTACACGACGACGGTCAAAGAGATAACAGATCTCGAGATCATCATAAGCGTGACTCCTCTCCCCGGCTTGTATTTTAGTCCCCTTCTTTTTCGTCTAGGGGATGTCGATTATGGATAGACGAATATGGACGGCTTGCACATTTGGCGGAGGCAGTGCAGGAGAGTGTCGGGAAATAATAGACACTAGCGAAAAATGATGTAACATACATCCAGGCCAATACGATTAGCAATAATTAATTTAGCATGTCAGCTCAACGTAGAATCAAACAGAAGAAAGCGCAAGGGAAACCTCCAGCAACACTTCCTCCGACGGCTGCCAAACCCACCACACAAAAACCGAAACCCAAAACTCTGAAAAAGAAACAGCAAAATGACCCCAGGATACCGACAGGTGTCTCTTCAAATGTC